GTCCGTTCACTCGTGCAAGATACTGCGGATATTTATAATCCGTCGTGCCGTCGGTAAACTTTCCCGACCGATCGCGCAGATGTTTGCTCTCGTCCCATTCCATTGTATCACCTTTCCTTTCCGAATGCAACTTAATAGTTGTAATTAAAATTCACGAACTTCAACGCCGCCATAAATTCGGTGTTGAGCGTGCGCATGCGCGGTTCGACGTACATACTCTTTACCGCATAGATAACGGCTTTCAGAATATGATCGACCTGATCGTCCTTGATATCATTCGTAACGGGATCGTAAACGTAATTTTCGATCTCGTCGAGGAACGGATCGTTCGACAGATCTTCCCGCGTATAATAGTCTTTATAGCCGCCCGAAATACAATAAAAAAGACCTTCGTCGAGAAGGTCCTGAAACCGCTGTATGTCCTGCCATACCTTCTTGGCGCGCACCGCCTGACAGGTGTAACCGTACATTGAGCGCAGCTGTAACATGATTTCCTGCGAACCGCTGTCGCTGTCGAACACGAATGCGATCGGGATCGACGCGACTTCGGGGTACTTCCTGTAAAGGTCCTCGATAAACTCGTGAATGTATTGCGCCTGCCGCGACGGAGCGAGCGGCATCGTCTTGATCGGATTATGGTAATACTTGCCGAGCAAAACAAACTGATGATTACGCATGAACACGCAAGGGGCGCACGCCGTCATGTCGCGTTTCGTGCCGCCGTCAACGCCGACAAGCAGAAACCGCGGAAGATTGCCGCTTTCGATCGCCTGTTTCAGATAATCGGCGGAAACATAATAATCTCTCTTCCACTGCGGGAAGATCAGCCCGTCGAACGAAACCATTTCGCCTTGATACCAATACCGATAATATTTTTCGTTCGTCCGTTTTGCCTCGACGATCTTTTGCAGCATTGCCTTGGGAAGAAACCGCGCGATATGCCGCCAATTACACCAAAGATATATAGTGTTCTTCGTCAGCCGTTTCTTGCCGAAATATTCGTGCGACCAATGCAGCGGCTGCGGCATGGGGTTGTAACTGAAAAATATCTTTCCGCCCTTGCGCATATGGCGGTAGTAGGTGGTCAGCATGGCGTCGAGATACAGCGGATTGCGTCCCTCGTTCGCCTCTTCCACCCATACGGCGGCAATGTCGCCCTCGGGCTCGTCGCCCTTCGTCCGCGTGACCGACTTTTCATAGGCGCGGAAGTAAATCTTATGACCCGTAGGAATATGCGTGATCGTCAGCTTTCCGTCAGGGACGATAAATTCGCCGAGTTTTCCCGCTTCTCTGATCTTTTTAACGATAACTTCGCGGACGCTGCCCGACAGATCGACGGCATTCGCACGGGCGGCAATGACCGAACCTCCGTTCGGATCGCACACGGCATCGAGCAAGGATATGGCGATGTGCTGCGTCTTTCCCCCGACGCGCCCACCGTCTAAAAGATATTCTTGTATCGTGCCGTAAGGAACGGGAACCAAAAGTACGTCGTAATGCGCCGACCAAAGCAACTTATTCATCGAGCAGTTCCTCGACTTCTTTCTCGCTCATTTCGGCGTTCGTGTGAATGATCTTTGTCGGCTCGGTCCCGCTTTGCGTTTCGTTTTTTCTTCCAAAGGTTTCGGCAAGGATTTTCAAAAGCCCTGCTTTATCGCGCATGCTCGCTTTTTCAAAATCCGAAGGCAACGTTTCCAGAACCTGATCGATCAAACCCTGCGCTTTTACCGAACGCGAATCAAGGAACGCAAGCATCGACATTTCGTTTTCCTTTTTTTTCTTGCGCAAGCTTTCGCAAGCTTTTTTGTCTTTCAATATCAAAGATATTGCCTGCCGCGACACACCGTATTTTTTCGCAAGCTGTTCTTGCGAAACCTTACCGTCGCCTGCAACATATTCCGCAATTATCTTCTTGCGCTGTTTGTCGCTTAACTTTGCCACATACCTCACCCCTTTTCGTGCATGAAAAAAGCACGGCATGCCGTGCTTTTCCTTCTTAAATCAAAAGACAAATTCCCCATGCCGTATCAGATACGGAATATCCGTCTTGAAAATGTCTTTTTGTTCGTTCTTTCATTTCCTCAAAGACCTTTTCAAAATCCTCAGGATGAGCGCGTGCCGTTGCGTCTTTCAGGCATTCCTCATGAACTGCTTTTTCGTATTCTTCGTAAGTCATTTTTTTATCTCCTTATCCCTAATTTCTTTTGCCACGTCATAACCGGCGGACGGTTTGGTCTTACTTAAAAATTCGTCATACGACAAACTTGTTTTCTCTCCTGTGTATTTATAAAAAATAACAGGTTCGGGTTTTTCTCTCCCCTTCTGCCACCCCTCGGGAGCATATTCTTCATTAAACGGTGTGTAACTTACAGGCTCAAAACCGTTTCTCGTATAAAATCCGTAAAGGTCTTCCCCAAAAGCGTCAAGGCGATCTCCGCCACTCTCAACCGCTTTTTTGAGCAAAACTCTTCCGCGGATGTCCTCACTTTGATTTTTACAAACCGATATGATATTTCCGCTCGGCTCTACCGCATCGCAAACTGCAATTCTTCTCGTTTTATCGTCGTACCGATAATAGCGATTGTCTTTCGGATTATAATATAATTTTCCACTGTTTCCGTTAAAAAACTCTACCGCAGCACGTTCGTATTCGTCCTGATTTTTATATCCCATTTCCCGCGCATGCCGCAAATGATGTTTGGTGTTCTTTCGTTCCTTATTCGCAAAACCGTATGCTTTTGCTGTTCTTTGTGGTTCCCGTCCTTCGTGCGCCGTCATCCGTATCAGATATTAACGTATTATTCTTCGACGATTTCAAAAAACGATTTTGGATAAGCGTAATCTTCTCCGCTTTCATCAATCACGATGTAATTTCGTTCCGTTTCTTTTATAACTTCATACTCCTTTCCCGTCATTAAATCCATGTCGTTATCTTTTACAAGATAATCCATTTTTTCTTTTCCGATATATTTCACGATTTTCATATTTATCTCACCTTTTCTTTTAATTTTACTTTGCCTACCGACGGTTCCTCGTACCAATGAATTTCAACTTCCTCGGTTTTTCCGTTTCTGTGTACGATTGTTCCGAAAGCTTTTATCTTCTGCCAATTTTCCGCCTTCCCGCCATAATTTTTCACAAGTCCCTCAACTTCGCGTATCGGCGTTTTCGTTCCCTTACCTGCAAAAACCTCTTTGTGATGCAGTTTACTTCCTTCTAAAAATTTAACTTTTTCACCGTTTGAAAGTTCTATTTCATAGTTCGCCCATTTTGCACTTAACGAATGTCCAAGCTGTTCGTCGGGCAGTAAAATAGTGTCTTGAATATCATCAATATCTACCGCACCGCTGATCGCTCCGCTTTCTTTCGGGCGTCCTTCGTGCGCCGTCATCCGTATCAGATACTGCGGATACTTATATTCGGATAAATCGGTCGCGCCGTACCGTCCGTTTTCTTTGTTGTATTCCTGCGGCTTACCGCCCGCACCTTTTTTCTTTGCCATACTTTTCCCCGAAAAGAAAAGCGCTTTCATTGTAGCACAAATTTTCATGCCTGTCAATGATAGCGCTTGAATTTTACTTTCCCCCGTAAGCCCCGCCCCGATCCATCGACCGAGGCGGGTAAACGAGAGGTTAACGCTGAATGATCTGATCATTCATAATATCATTATAGCACAAAAAAACGGATTTGTTCGGCAAAGTTTTTGCCGTTTTATAGCAAATCGAACTCTTGCGCCCACATAAACGCGATATTTAAGATATCTTCCACCCAATATCGTAGCGTTCTGTCTGATATTCCGATCACGTCGCAAATACAAACTTGATGATTTTTATCGATATACCGCATCTGCATGAGCTTATCTTTCTGCGTCCACTTCACCCTTTCGAGGGTCTTTTCGTAAACAAGGCACCACCTGTATTTGCAGTTGTAATCATCAAGAGTTTTGATAATTCGATCCTCAACCGCATTGCCGTGCGAGCAACATACCTTTTCTTTTGAATAGTCTAACCCCATACCGGCAAGCATGCGGGAAGATATGTAATCCGCACATTCGTTCCGTTCCTTCTCGTAGTTGTAAAAATGCGATTCGATCGTCCTTCTTTGCGCTCTCGTCATATTCCCCCCTTAAAACGGGATATCGCCGTCCTCGTCGAACGATTTGGCCACAGGCTTTCGTGCTTGACGCTTATCGGAATTATCCTGCTGACGAGTTCCCCAACCATCGTTTCTGTCGCTTTCTGAACTTGCCTTCGGCGTTAAAAACTCAACGTCCTGCGCGATAATGTCAACACCCTGATGTTTGTTCCCGTCGTTATCTTCCCAGTTACGAAGTTGTACATTCCCGGTAACGGCAACCTTGTTCCCCTTTTTGCAGAACCGCGCCACGCTCTCGCCCAAACCGCGCCACGCCGTTACGTGGAAGAAATCCGTTTCACGTTCGCCCTCGGAATTTGTATAGTTCCGATTGACCGCTATGGAAAAGCGGCAAACGCTCACGCCGCTCGGCGTTTCGCTCAGTTCGGGGTCCCTCGTTAAATTCCCAATCAAAAATACTTTGTTCATGTTTTTCTCCTTAAAATTTTTTAATCAAACGGGTTAAAATCGCCCGCTCTTATTTCCGTTTCCTTCATGCGCCTTACAGGCGACAAGCCGTTACGCGCCCGTTCCCATGCGTCCTGCTCGCATTTACAGCAGCATTTTATGACGAAATTGTATTCGGGGAAATCCGCCACCTTCGGCATATGGCAATTTTTACAGCGGATCATACCGTCACGCAAATATTCTCTTTTGCCGTCAAACTTCGCATATTCGGTTTTTCTTTTTTTCTCGTAATAATCATGTGTATGTACCGGCATACACTTTCCGATTTCAACCAACCCCATCGTTTCCCTCCCGTTTTCGTCTGATTTCAGGCAGTGCCTTCAAAAACCTTGCCCGCTCGAACTTCAAATCCGCATCGCTCATTTCGCAAAGCTCTAAAAAGCTCTGCGGATCGAAGTATGCCATGATTTCGGGCGATAAACTTCGATAAATCACTTTCATTTCCTCGTCGGCTGCGCCGTCAAGCCGTAAGTAGATCGGCGAACCGCGCCCCACCGATTCGCAGTATCGCTCTTCTTTCGCGGCTTTTAACGCCTTCACAAGCTCTTGCCACAATTGCAGATCGCCTTTCCCCTCGCTCATCGGTAGCGACGAACGGTTAAAATCCTTGTAGCTGTCGCCGATGATTTCCCGATAATGCCGCAAAAGCCATTTCAGCGACTGTTTCCCTTGCAGATAGCGGCTGCTTTCAGCGATCTTTTGCGAGAGCAAAGAAAAATCAATCCCCGAGATGTCAGAAGGGTTGTCCAGATCTTCGGTTATGTAGGCATGATCCCGCATAAATTCCAGATATCCCTTGATCGTCTCGTCCGTTTCGTCCCCCGTGGGGGGATTATAGGGGGGTATATCTTTTTCTTGAAGGGTATATTCTTTTTCTTTGCTTCTTTCTTTTTCTTGTAGGGAAACTTCTTTTTGTGAAAAGGTATCAAAAGGTACCTTTTTTTCTGAAAAACCTACCTTTTCGCTTGAAAAGGTACCTTTTTGAACCTTTTTCGGGCGTCCGCCTTTCTTGCCCCATTCGGAACGAAGGCGCGAAATGTCCTCTTCTCTCTCGGCTTCCTCTTCTTCCCGATCCATATTGCCTTTGATAAAAAGGAATGCCATTTGTGTAAGCGTATCCATGGCGGGAACGTCCTTTCCGTTTGCATAATCCATCAGAGCACGGAACAAAACACCGCACTGATTATTGCTCAAAAGCTCGATCTGTTCCGCGTAATTAGCATATAATGTAATTTCTTTCATTTCTTTAACCCGTAAATTTTTAATATCGTTCTGTCCGCGGAAATACCGCCGTTCAGATGGTATTTGGTCAGAAACGACGCTTTCCCGAGCGTATGGATCTCGGTGTGGTGCTCGCGGCATAAGCTCATTACTTCGCGTCCGAGGTGCTCGACCTGCCGTCTGTCGTTCCCCATTCCGACCGCGTCTATGTGGTGCAGATCCGCCCGCCTTCCGCACACGGCGCATTTCTTGTGGATCAAACACATGTACGTATACCCTTCCACGTCGTCCACATATTCCCGTAACGGTCTTTTTACCGGAACGCCGTTCGAGATGATAAAACCGACAAGAAATCTTTGAAACTCGGCTACCAGGCTCATCGGTGCGTTTGCAAGCGAGAAGATTTTATCGGCAAGGGTTTCGACGTGTTCTTGCCAGAAATCGAGCTTAAACGCCGTTTTGACATCTTCCTCGCTGCTTCCACTCCATTCGGCTATGGCATGTACGAGAGCATAGCACATTCTGCGCTGTTTATCCGAGAGCGGACGGCTGTCGATCGGGTCGATATAGACCTCTTTTACTTGTCTATGTACCACCTGTGCAAGCGGTAGGGCCGCCTCGATCAACGCCGTTCCGTCTTCTCTCAATTTAATGATTTTACCTTTTAACATAGCTTAAAACGGAATATCGTCACCGTCTTGTACGGCCTTGTCGTAAGCCGCCTGCGCTTCCTTCTGAACCTTCTTTTCGCGCTTCTCTTTCTGTACCGCCAAATAATCGCGGATCTCGTCGCACTCGCTTTCGGTCAGCAAAAGAACGGCTTTTCCGTATTGCTTTTGGACCCATTGCGCAAACCCCTTGAAATCGGTTACGCCGAGTTCTTTCAGCTCTTCCTGCGTGAGCGGATTCGGATTGTCCTTCTTATCTTCTTTCCCTTGCGGTTCGCCGCCTTTGTTGGTCGTATCGCTGTCCTTCGTGTCGTCGATGTCAAACAAACCGTTTAAGGCATACTTCCGCGCGTAGGAACTGCTTGCACCCGTTACCTGCGAGCCGTCCATACCCTTCTTCGTTTCCTCTTCCCGCGCGGATGCCGTTACGAAGATATGATCCTCGGGTTTTTCGCAGTCATACAGCGTTGCCGTCGTTTCCACGTAATACCTTTCGTTTACGACAAAGGGTTTGTCCCGTAACACAAGTACGGCGCCGTATTTCTTGCAAATCGGTTTTACCGCCTCTAAAATGTCTTCGCAATTTCGGTAATTATATTTTCCGAAAGAGTTATACTGATTTTTCGGCGCCTTTAATTCGATCTGAATGCAAAGCAACTTTTCAAAAATATTCATCGTTTACCTCTCTGTTAAATATTTGCAATCTTCATGGGGGTAAAATCTCTGCCCCCAACATGATCCGTCTTTCGGTTGATATCGTGGCGATAACGGTGTTTCGTGCAGCCGTTCCCCGTTTATCGAGCAACGAACACAATCGCCATCAGTAACGAGATATTCGCACCCCCCGCAACCGTCATTCAAAAGCTTTCTAAGCGTCTTTATTTGCTCTTCTAAGCCCTTTATCAAGCCGCTTGTCCGCTCACCTTCCTGCGCTGTCAGAACGTCTCTACGCCATGCACATAGCAAATGCCGCGCACCTTCACTTACCGTCAAGCCATAACGGTCGACAAGTTCGTCAAGCATGGCAACAAATTCGGTTTTATCCTCATAAGGGGTTGCAGTAATATATATCGTTCCTTCGTAGTTTCGGCTGAAATACCAATGCTGATAATTCGGCTCAACAAGCTTTTTCCTTTCGTTTTCTATGTAATCCGCTGCCTCGCCGTATATTTCCCGCAACACGATTTTACCGTTAGTATTGATTTCCAATTTCATCTCTTCATGCCCTTTTAAGAATTTCCTCTATCCCTTCGGCAAGATCTTTGCAGCTGTTCCACACCTCTTTCAACGCTGCCCGTTCTTCTTCCCCGACTTCGCCGTACCGCTCTATATCGCGCGATATGGCGGCGAGCTGAGCGATCGGTGAATACCGCTCTATCAGCTCGCTGATTTCCTTTTGCGCTTTCTCTTTGCTCATAACTTCTCTCCGTACAATGTCCATAAAGCCTGCTCATATTCCGTCAGCGCAAGCCCGAGCGCGATTTTACACCCGATTTCCGCAAGCTTCCTTTTTAATCCGTTCTTTTTCATTTCCTCACCTCAGTTGAATTTTTTCGGATCGTCTTCAAACAGTTCCGAAAAATCTTCTTCCGCTGCCTGAGCGATATCGTCATCGCCCAAATGATCGGCAACAGTCTGCATTGCCGTGCGCAGTGTGCGTAACGCCGTCATCGCATCGCTTTCCGCATAGAATATGCTTTGATAATCCTCGCTGTCGCTTACATGCACCGCTGCCACAATGCAGTCGCACAACAACTCGTCGAGCAATTCGCCGTCATCCGTTTTGATTGTTACTCTGAAACCCATAATTAACCTCTCTTTTTTACGGCTTACGCCGCATATTTTTTTCTGATATAAGTTTTGACTTCGACAACAATGCCTATAACGAAGTCGCCTTCTTCGGGCGTCATAAGTTCCCCGTCGCCCTCTGCAATCAAGAGTACAGCATCGCCCACCATTTTCACGCGCCGCAGAAAAGACTGCAATTTGCCGTTCACTGCCCGCGCAAACAAGATAATATCGTCGTTGTCATAATACCGTTGCATATGCACTATCATAAGACTGCCATCAAGTATGCCCGCATTCTTCATGCAGTTCCCTATCATTCGGACGGCAACGTATTCCTTCGCGGGCTGATATTCGATTGTAACACGCTCGCGCTGTCCGTCCATGAGGTACTCCTTTACTTTGTTTTTTTGCCGTACAATGTCCAAATCGCGCGCTCTTCTGCATTTAAGCGTATCTTTAACAGTTTCTTCGCCTTAACCACTTCCAACCCTGTCATAATCTTTTGGAAATGTTCGCTCATGAGCTTTGCCGTTCTTTTTGCCTCATATTCAGCGTACTGCGCCGCTTTCATGGAAGCATTCGCCTGATCCAACGATACCCGCCAATCCGCAAAACTACCATTTTGTTCTTGCGCCCTAATTCTTTTCTCTGCTGTCATTGTTTTATTCCTCCTTGATTTTATTCGTTTTGAATAATTGTATTATATTCTTCATTTTGAATAAAGTCAAGCAATTTTTATTCATTTCGAATAAAATATTTTTATGAATAAACTATCTGAAAGATTAAAGGAACTTCGAACAGAACAGGGTTTAACATTAAAACAGCTATCTGGCGAACTTTCTATCCCCCTACAAACCTATGCCAACTATGAACATGGAACACGCGAACTTCCAATTGATTTATTAGTCGCAATTTGTGATTTTTATAACATATCCGCCGACTATCTTATCGGTCGAACTGACAGCTATTGAGCTGCGCCTCAATAACCTCTTCCGCTGAACAGTTATACAGTTTGGCAAGGATTAAAACCTGTTCAAGTCCTATTTGGCGCCAACCATTCTCGTAATTTGATAAAGCACAATATGTGACCCCCAAAGCCGCAGCGACCTCTGAGCGGCTTTTATAGTTTTCCTCTCGTAAATCCCGTAATGTCATAATTACTCCGCTTTTAGCCTGTACTGCGCAACCCGAACCGCCTCGCCGTACTTGTTTCGCACGATTATGGTCTGTTTCTCGATCTGCTCGCCGCGCCTGCGCAATTCGCTGATACGGTTCGGCAAGCGCATGATACCGTATAACCGCAACGCCTCTAAACTCGTTAGCGTCTTTCCCTCTTTCAGGTGCTGCATAACGCGCAGCCGCTGCGTGCTCTTCGTTGTTCCTTCCATAAGTTACCCCCTTTAATCCAAATCGATATCGCCCGTCAGAGCAGTATAAATATCGGCGGGCGCTACTTTTACGCCGAGCGCCGACATCGCCTTAGCTACCTTGATGAGCGTGCGGCTCGTGGGCATCGTATCTTTCCCGTAAGCCTGCAACGCCTGACGCGTTACGCCCATTTGCTGAGCCACGTGCGCCGCCCGCAAACCCTTGCTGTGCAGGTATTTCGTCATGCTCATTCCTTTCATGATTTACTCCTTTATTTGTCAAGTGTTTTTCTTATAAATTATTGCTTATTCACACAACATATAGTAGTTGACAAAATTTTTATCCACTATATATTGAAATTTCGTTGACATTATAACAAGAAAATGCTATGATATTACTATAAAAATATAAAAGGAGGGCAAAGACATGAACAAGAAACAAACCTCAAAGCGTGTTGCTACCACGGCGAGTAAGGTTTTGAAAGACAACCGACATAGTTCCGCATCAAAGACCTGTGCCGGTTCCGCTCTTTCGCAAACCAAGAAGGGAAGATAAATCTTTCTAAAACCAAAGAAACGAGAGGTTAAAAATGATATTCATTTTTTAGAAGTCCGCAGTAGCAGCGGACTTCTTTTTGTCCTTGCCCTCTTTTTACCTAAATGATGTCCCGAATATCACATTCAAGCGCATTTGCTAATTTTTCCAAATTAGATCGATTGGGAAATCTAATTCCCGTTTCGTACATTGAAATAGCGTTTTGCGAAATTCCAACTTTATTTGCCAAATCAGCTTGTTTCATCCCTTTTTTAATACGCATTACTTTTAAGCCAATCATGGGTTTATATATCGTTTCCATTTCGTCACCCCCTTTCTAAAAGCAAATTTGGTTCCGTTTATGGAACTTTATGATTTTATTATAGTACCAAGTTTTGCACTTGTCAAGTGTTTTTTGTAAAAATTGTTGCAAAAAAGGAACTTTTTTTTTATAATCAAGGCAGAAAGCGAGTGGGTGAACCGATTATGGAACTTAACGAAAAAATTGAAGCATTAAAATTAGTTGCTAAAAACAAAAATATCACTTACGAGAAATTAGCTGAGTTATCTGAAATCCCCATTAGTACCTTAAAAAAGATTTTTAGCGGGAAAACAACTAATCCTCGTCTTGATACAATACAAGCCATTGAGCGTGCTCTCGGTTTGGACGAAGAGCCGAAAAACTCCGTTCAAATCCCCGACAAATACAAAGATATTATGGTGGCGCTCAACGATGGCGATAAAAATCTTCAACAGGAAGATATCGACGCAATCGTCCGCTTTATCGAATTCACAAAAAACAAATAAAAAAATTTTCAAACTTGACAATATATGTCAACTATTTTCGGTATAATCAAAGCATGAATAGTTTTCAGCTTTTGCAAATAGCAGAACAAGAAAAAATTCCCGTCTATAATTTCAAGACAGGAATTAAAAAAGCATTTTGCGTACAGAGCGCTATTGCGATCGATTTTTCAAGGATAGAAACGGAACGGGAACAAAAAGCTCTTCTCGCGGAAGAGTTAGGGCATATTCTGAGCGGCGCGCTCTATCCCCTTCTGCAATGCGGAAATCCGCTCTACAAGCAAAATGTGTTAAGACAGGAACGCAGAGCGCGCGACCGTTCTTTGCGGCTACAAGTGCCATTACGCGAGCTTAAAACGGCAATCGCACACGGTATTGACGATTATGAGATCGCGGATCTATTGGACATCGACCTTTCCACGCTGCAAGACGCAGTGACGTATTACAAACGTAAGGGGCTGATGTAAAATAAACACACATTTAACTACAATAAGCATATAGGTAAGGGAAAAAATCATGGAAACATTTAATGTATATTGCGACGAAAGTTGCCATTTAGAATTTGATAAAAGTCCTATTATGACATTAGGAGCAGTTTGGTTTAATATTGACAAAACAAGAGAAATAACAGATCGCGTCAACTCTATTAAAGAAAAATTTGGTATATCTAAATTTAGAGAACTAAAATGGACTAAGCTTTCGCCTGCTTTATATGATTGTTACGAGGCATTGATAAATTATTTTTTTGATGACGACGATTTACATTTTAGAGTACTCGTTGTTGACAATAAACAATATTATAATCATCAAAAAAACTCCTCTTATGATGAATGGTATTTCAAAATGTATTTTCAAACTCTCAGAGGATTAATTGATCCGGAATCGAAATACAACATCTACATTGATATAAAGGATACATGTTCAAAAAAACGTATTGATAAATTACAAGAAGTCATATGCAATAGTATTTATGACTTCGATCATAAAAAAGTACAAAAAATCCAAGCTATCCGATCCGAATCAATTGCAGTAATGCAAATAGTAGATATTTTAACAGGGGCATTGTCCTATTATTGTAGAGATATAAGAACATCGGAAAGCAAAAATATGCTTATTCAACTCATTAAGCATCGTTCTGGATATAATCTTAAAAAAACCACATTGTATCGTGAAAGTAAATTCAATATCTTCCACTTTCAGTTAGAGGAGTAATATGAACGATAATTGCACATATCTTCCTCCTCTGATATATCGCAAGGATTACAAAAACTATCATGATTTTTTTGACAGCATCTGTACCGAGTTCACAAGTTTTGTAATAGGTATTTCCTTCAAAGGAAGAAAAATACAATTACAACACCCACAGAATAATCAAACGATTCGGCACATCATTTCCAAAGAAAACCCGATAACTTCTGAACGCATTCCTAATACTTCCCGTGCCGAAAGAATTCCTTGGATAAAACAATTACTTAAAGAAGAAAATGAATGCGCCTCTTGTAAAGACAACCTTTATTGGGCAAAATGGCACAGAAACAAGATTCGTTGGTACGTTTACTGTTCCAAAATCAAATACGTCATAATTTTAGAAGAATATAAGCAAGACATTTTTTATTTGATTACGGCATTTATCGTTACCAAACAAAAAGATAAAGAACTTATGAAAGATTATCAAACATATATAAAATTCGGAATATAAAAAAACGAGGGCGCACATGGCGACCCCGTAGCTCCTCCTACATCATGGTAGGTGAGTGTAAAAGAAACAAAACTGTTTCTAACTATATTATATTATCCGAATTGAGTTTTGTCAATACATAAATGCCACAATTTTTTAGAAAAATTAATATTTTATGCTGTTATTTATCATAAATACGATAAAAATCTAATAATCGTTCAAATCAAAAACTATGACTGAAACGACAAAAAACTTATTTTTGGCAGTGGACAATCCCGTTTACGAAATAATAAATACGGAAGAACTTGTCCAACTTGCATTAGAAAACGGCGATGCTTTGACTTCTTCGGAGGTTCAAATGCTGATAAATGTAAAAGGAGTTTCGATCAACTCCAAGCCACGGCGCGACGGCAGGTTTCAGGGCTGTGTTGCGACGTGCAGCGGAAAGAAATACTTCTACGGTGCAACCCGCGAAGAAGTAGCTTTCAAAATCAAACTTTTTTTTAAGGAGGATAAAAAAGAAGAAAAAGAGCAAAAAAAGAAAAAGGAAAAGTATTCCCCTACCTTTCAAGAATTTGCAGATAAGTGGCTCGACGTATACAAACGCCCCAACCTGAAACCTTCGTCAGTGGCGAATTTGGTTTATACGCTCGAACCCGCCTATAAAGTTTTGGGGAAAAAGCAAATGCGGAACATCACGGCAGATGACGTTCAGGAACTGCTGATGTCCATTGACGCGCCGACAAAACGCAATATTTGCAAGATCAATCTCGGGCAAATTTTCAAAAAGGCTCTTGTGCAAAAAATCATGCGATATAACCCTTGCGATGCCGTTGAAATCAAAAAACATATTTCAACGCATAAAAAGGCGCTTACCGTGGATGAACAGGAAAGATTTTTGCAAGCCTCTAAAGCAAGCAAACATGACCTCTTATACCGTTTTTTGCTTGCATCGGGACTTCGCGTCGGTGAGGCATTGGCTCTCACGCAAGAAGATTTCGGCAAAGATTGCGTGACCGTTTCGAAAAACGTGATCTTTCTGAAAGGAAAAAGAATTGAACAGGATACGCCGAAAACGGACGCAGGCAACCGCACTGTACCCGTCAAGGAAGAGCTTGTCGAAGAAATCCTTTTACAAGCAGACGACAAACTCGTCTTTTCCTGCACATACAATGCCGCCAAACTCGGGATTGAATATCTTGCAAAGAAAACCGGATTAAAAGTTTCTCTGCACATCCTAAGGCATACATACGCAACGCGATTAGAAGAGGCTGGCGTACCGCCGAAGGTAAAACAGTATCTTTTGGGACATGCCTCGTTGCAGATGACGCAAGACGTTTATACGGATATTCAGTCGAAGTATGTGGAAAGCCTATCCGAAACAATCAAACAATTGTTTTGACACACGTTTTTATATTGTTTTGACACATAAACCGACACGAAAAACGACAGTTGTTTTGATAAAATTGACGGTTTTAAGCAACTAATAACGTGAAAATCGTGCCGTTTTTACCAAAAACTGCCCTAAGCAAAGGCTAAAAATGAACACGTAATTTTTACAAAACAAGGCATATACACAACATTTAGAAGAAATTATTTAATAAAACACAAAATATAGTAGTCAAAGCATCGCAAATAAAAACTACACAAATTATGACACACTTTATCTGAAAATACTCATAAAAAGGACTACTCATGAAAAAGAAAAAAATTATTGAAAAAAAATTTTATCGTTTCATTGAAGAGGAAACTTCTAACGATTCGATAATCAACGAAACGCTCGATTTTTGGAAACACTACGACGCACTGCACCACTCCAATCATTATCAGATACTTTTAATGCTAAGTTCGCCCGATACCAAGCGTTTTACCGGCGAAGGCGCTGCCATGCAAGTGCACGTTTCCGGTCGCACTCTGTTGCGTTACCGCAAGCTGTATCTAAAAAGCTACTTTGCATTTTGCCAAATGAAAGGAATCGTGCCACCATTGACTATCGAATAGATGCTATATGGGATAATCCTGCTCAATTACACAATCCAAACCACACACTGCAGATTTATCCCATAATTGCACGATTTCCAAACATTCCACGTAAGCCGTTTTTTCACCGTGGATAAAATGACTATTGCTACCGACAGGCAATACGCCATACAATTCGCCCAAATTTGCTTTAACGACGCCGATGAGATATTCTAATGTCTCTTCGGCGTTTAATTTATATTTCATATCCTCTCCTTCGTTTACTTATTATTATAATAAAAAATTTAATACTTTTTCGACAAATTCTGTCGAAAAATGATATTTCCATCATGTTAAGCTAACGTTATGGCGTCAAAACAAACAAAAGCAAAACTTGTGCGCGCGAGAGAAAAATTGATAATACATATGTTAGACGACGAACGCGTGAAAATTGTTATGTCCGACATGGTAAGGCATTACGAAATAAACGATATAATGAGACGAACAAATAAAGCGTCTGTACTGAAGGCAATTTACTTTGAAAAGCACCAACGCGGCGTTGTTGCTATGACATGTGATTTTTTTGTATGCGACAGAACCATCGACCGTTATCGGGAAGAATTTATAGAATGCTTTCAAGCGGCCATGCAGTTACGCGGTACGATCGATGAAATCGCTGCTGCATGGAACAACTTCGAGTGAACGTTCCGTCTTCTGTATTTTGCACCACTTCATAAAACGTTCCTGCTCGTCCGCCTTTGCCCCCATCTCCTCGGTTTCCCGCGTCGCCGTTAAATTGTATCCGTTTACCAAACCGAAAGCCGAAAAAATCAAAAGCATGACGATTTTAACGCAACACGCAACGACCGTGGCAAACGTGGGATCGGCAATAATTTGCAAGACGAGCGACGCGGAAAACAACGAAGTGATCAACGCCGATACGACAACCTTTGCCGTCTGAAATACCGTTACCTCGCTCGACGTGTACGATCCCGAGGGGGACGAGCGTCCGATCCGTTTCTGTGCAGACTGCAAATATTTTTCGTTGTAACGAAGCCGTTTGACGCGCGCCGCCTTGCGAATGATCTTAATTTGAAATTCCGTCAGATCGGGATACTTTTCTTTTAACTCTTTCTTGCCGTACTTTCGGTACTTCGACCGAAAATCTTCCAACGAAATCCCCGCGTACGACAAAATTCTAAGCTGCGCGTTGCCGAGTTCCTCTTCTTCCCAAGCCCGACAGTATGCAAACGTCAAGCCGCCGTAACCGCCGTCGAGAATTTTCTGATTATTCCCCTCGACGCGTAACTTCGCATCCTTCCACTTTTGCGTGTTGCGCCCCTTTCTGCGCCCGAACGAACGCAACAGTAAATTAACCGACACGGTGCAGAAATACAAAATGAATACCTGCACACCGAAATCTTTCACGTTTATCTTCGTATCGAACGCGATGTTGGTCATGGAAACCATGAAGATCACGACGATCAGAACGGCAACCACCGTTAGCGTGATGCCGTCCACGAAGTCCGAAAACGCCCGCTGTTTCTTCGGATAGTTGAATTTTAGCGGGTTTTCCCTGTCGTTGTTATCGATCATAATTTTTCCTCTTATTTTTTGTCATTCATATGTTGACTTTTTTTATTTTTGGTGTATAATAATAGTGGATAAAGATTAGCTTGAACTGCAGAAAGCGTCCGACTGCCGATTAAGTTCGATGAGGAAGTACGCGCCCCTCCATGCTAATCTTTTTTCTTTGCTCTTAAACTGCTGAGATTGTCGTAATTTATCCAATGCCAATGAACCACCTCGAAATTTTTATTCGATTCGGTCACATCAAGCAACACAACACCATATTCATCTTTTCCGTTTCTTATCGATAATCTGAGAGGCTTAATAAATGTAAAATAGTCTTTATCGCTTTTCCCTGGAAATATTTCAGATGGATTATACAAAGTTTCCCCTATGATTTTATCAGTATCCATCATTGCGTCTTTGTGATAAAACATATTCCTATCAATAATCGATTTCTTTATCAACACCGACTTGTTGCCATCAATTCCGATTTTCTGTAAATCTTCTTCATTCAGCTCGGGAAGAACGTTATCCCTATCGAAATCGATATGTACGCTTGCGATTTTTTCCGCGGGCGTCATTTTTTTCTGCTGTTCTTCTTTCGGTCGTCCCTCATGTCCGTTCATTCGCGCAAGATACTGCGGATATTTATAATCGTCATCTTGATTAAAAAACGCATTGACTGCCTCGGACTTTGTTTGCCCTCGACGAATAGGGATATGCGTACCGTTTTCCGTTGTGATCCATTTTTGAATATCATCATTTTCCATTATTTTCACCTATTAAACCTGAGTTTACGACGTCGCCCACCGTCTGCGCCTTGCGTTTATATTTGCGATGAAAATGCCAAAACACGCACGCAGCAAGCGAACCGACGGCTGCCGACAGCTCTATCCACAAAAAGGTCGTCACGTAATCCTGAAACAGTTCGAGCGTGAAGAACCCCGCGAGCGCAACAAACACGAGCGCAATCAGATTAACGAACGGAAAATGCGCCCGCAAGCCTTTCCAAACACCACCGATAAATGGTAAAGCATTGAGCGCGGCAACCGCCAATCCCATTCCCCACTTCATGCCGACGCCCGTCTTAATGAACGGAAGCAGGCACGCCGTGACGATCACGTAAGGAACAAAGTAAGCCGCTACCGAAAGCCAAAAGAAAATATAGCGCTCTTTGCGATACGTTTTATAATTTTTCATCGCTTAAATCCCCCGCCGTCTTTTCGAGGTTTTCTCTCTCGTCCTTGAATTTTTCATTTTCGCCAAGCAATTTCACAAGCGCCTTGCTTTGCGCATTCAGTGCCGCGTCGATCTTGTTCACTTCGCCGAAAAGCGTCTTAAATTTACCGCCCGTTCCCGTCACAAAACCCGTCACCTTATTCAACGCTTTTTTCCCAAGCAATAGCACAATGATTACAGCTACTACGGCAAAGATAGACCCCCACACGGGCGAGTACTCGCCAAGCCATTGCACAAACGCCGTCCAACCGTTTGCCACGGCGTCGGGAGTATCTTCCGTGACGAGCGAGAGAAGATATTCTTCGATACTGCCCCATTGCTCGATAATAGCGTTATAATACGTTTCGTAATCGTCGCCGTACTTCGTCTTTAACTGCTCTATAAAACCGTCTACAAGCGATTTCAGACCGTCCTCGACCGTTTCCGTTTTATCTGTCGTTTCGTCCGTTACAGGCGGCTCTGAGACCTCTTCCGCGCTTGCGGTTGCGTTGCCCATAAACAACGGGCAGAGCAAAAAACAAGCCGCCATGCAGGCGGCAACAATCAGTTTCAAAAATTTTTTCATGATTTACTCCTTGTTATAATCTTTTTATAACTCTGTTATAATTTTCTTAGATCGCCCTCGAAGATTGCCGAAACGAATTCCTCTTTTGTCAGATCGTTTGCGTTCAACCGCACGTTTTCGCAATATGACAGATATGCGTAATCCATAATCCTGTCGAGTTTCGTTTGCAATTCTTCAAGCCGTTTATCTGCCCTTTCGGCGCACTCTTCCGCCTGTGTAAGCCGTTTTTCGAGGGTTTCCGTCCGTTCTTTCAAGGCAACAAGCTCGCCCGTCAGAAGGGCAAATTCGGGCATCGCCGAAAGGTCTTTTTCTACCGCCCTTAACAGCAACGGTTCGATCTTGAAAACTTCAATCAACTCACCGCGCAGATAGTGCTTCACCGCCGCGCGCAATTCGCCCGCTTCTAACCCGTCGAGCACAACCATGCTGCCTATAATCGGCTTCACCGTTTGTTTTTTATTGAGTTCCGATACAAAATAAAACTCCCCGTTTCGTTCGGGGAGTTCTATTTTCAGTTCTAACACGCCGCTCTCAATGAGAAAGGGCGATACGTCATCATAACGCCCTAAGCTGTTGTTTTTAATTTTAATCGTTCGCATGGTTTTTTCCTCTTCCATTTTTTTTCATGACGCGCTGTTCCGCCTTGATTTCCTCTCGCAATGCTATTTCTAAAAATAAAATTTCTTCTTTCATCTTTTGGGTTCCTTTTAGACCTTGTATTTATATACGGAAACTGAACCGCTATCATCTACAATTTGGTTGTATTGGATTGGCTGCGATGTAGTATTGTTTATTGAAGAAGTTTTATAATAATATATTCGCATGGTTCCGCCACCATCTATTCCGAATGTTCCAATGCTATAATAACTCGTCCCGATCTTAAAAAAACTACCTAAGCTATTTGGATAACTTCTTCTTGTTAATAATTTTTTTACAATACTCCATTCTACAGATGTCGAAAATCCCTTATCGGTTTCTACTTCTTCTAGAGAAATTGTAGAATAAAGATCAAAACTAAAATTATATGAGGGGGAATTACTTGAAAAAGATATTTGATAGAAAAATAGCTGTGCTCCAACTTCCTTAACTTTTAACTCCCATCGATATGTCAGAATCGCTACTGTTATCGTTTTAATGTAATAATTTTTAGTTAAGACACTTTGCCCAACATGAGTGTAAACCAAAGCATTCGTCCCTTCATGATACTTATCCTGTAGGGAATACAACTCATTATTTAGTAAAATATAATTAAAATCATTCGCCCGCAAGATTGACATCTGCTCTTCCGTTAAATTTCCTTCGGTGGCAGTCGAAGGAGTAAGCGTAATCCCCGTTGGCGAAATTCCAGACTCTCCTTTTAAACTATAAAGCGTCGTAAAAAGAACGTAGGTTTGAGAAAGATAATTAAAGCCATTCACTCGCGCTATATAACCGTCGTTCCCGACGCACAAATCTCCTACCGCAATCGAAGGGCTTTCCGGTTGAATTAATGTTAATAGAATTGAAGGATCATTTTTCAAAGGGGCATTAACATAATAGACCGGATGTCCCTGTTCGCCAGGTTCCCCCTGCTCGCCAGGTTCCCCCTGCTCGCCCTGCGGACCGACGGGTCCTATCACTCCTTCTACTTGCCCGACATTCACCCACCGATAACCATCCATGTCATTTCCTTCGATAACGTAGAGATCATAGGGCTGAGCGGTGCCGATGAGGTACGCTTGATTTTGAATTGCCTTTGATGGCATCGGTAACTGAGCAGAAGAAGTCAGTATTCCGACGATTGAAAAAGGCAAACCAGGATTTCCTTGCGGTCCTTTTGGTCCCTGAGGCCCCACAAGACCCTGTACGCCTTGAATTCCCTGTTCCCCCCGAACTCCCTGCGGACCTCTTATATTTCCCGTTCTAACCCAGTTCCCCGTTGAATTTAGGGTATATACATCGCCAGACGCCGTATTCAGATACATATCATTCGTCTTATACTGCGATCCAACGCTCGGTGGCGTGGAGCCTGCATACCATAATGCTCCCGCTGGTCCGATTGGTCCAGCAGGACCGACCGGACCGATTGCTTCGTTGAAATTGACAATCATTTTCCATGCATTCGTGTTTACGTTATCCTCGATAAATGGCGGCTGTGCGTTATCATTTATGATCGATTTCAAAATTGCGCCGAATTCACCCCACTCAGGATAAAACACATATTCGTTATAACCGTAGGACTTTTCCGCATTCCATGCCCAAAAGCTGCGTGCAGGATATTCCCCGTTCGCAAGACTTGTTCTCAAATCGGAAAGATTGGCGTATATCTGTTCAAGAATATCCCCTTCGGGATCACCAGGGGGCAAAACAGTAGGAACCCCGCGCCCGACCGTAAAACTCGTTGCGGACGACGCCGTTACCACGCCCGCCTGCGCCGCATAAAAAAAGAACTGCGCCGTCACAGTTCCGTAATAACTCGTGATATCACTCGGCAATGCGTACGACCATACGGCGTACGTCCTGCCCGTTTCCTTTTCAATGATCGCCCCGTCTGCGCTCGCAAGCGCCCCCTGCGCCGTCATGGCGTCTTTGGTCGGCATTCCGTTCCGCATGAGCGCGGGCGTCGTCCACACGCCGTTCGGCAGTTGAAACCGCACCGTCACCGTAAGATTCGACGCGAACGGCGCGACGAGGTAAATCGTGTTCGAATTCGCGCTTCCCTGATACGTAGGCGACGGTAGGGTTTTTATCACCGTGCCGTCGTTTGCGATGAAAAATATCATATTGTCCTCCTTATTCCGCAGCGGGTTGAATCCCCGTCATTGCTACGTATTCCGCATACAAACTTTCGCCATGATTCAGCTCGTCCGAAATCTTTTCCTTTGTCGCCGCTTCGAGCGAATCGAGAAACGCAACAAGATCATTTTCGCCCTCTGCTTCCGCAAGCACTTGCGCTTTGTCGATAAGAGCAAGTTGCTCGTTGTAGCCCTGCACAGCTTCGGCTTCCGCCTCTTCGTTCTTCATCAACTTTGTTGATAAATCGTACAACAAACTTCTTAAATCTTCCGTCATTTTATATCTCCTTTTTAATAAATTCGAAAATATCATGCGTGGGAACGATATTGAATTGCCCCACAACGTCGCTCTCTTCAATGTCACCGTTCCAACCAATTAAAAGCTCACCGCCGTAATGCGGGGTTACGGGTTCGGATTGTCCCTCTACGCGGTAAGGTTCTCCGTCGTACCTTTTTGTTACAATCGCCCACGCCTTACCTTTTACTGTCGATTGTACACCTTTAATGCGCAGAGAAATCGTATTAGTAAAGTTTTCTTGGTTTAAATACATTGTCTTGTTCATATAAGAAATAGTACCGGCGTAGTCAAAAATTTTTGTTGCGTTTGACAAGTCTATTTTTTCTAAGGAGAACTTGTTTATTCTGTTGGGCAAAATGTATAAATCGGCACTTTCCTGTTCTTTCAGCCCGCAAACCATGCAGTTGTTTCTTGCTAACGCAGAGCCAATAACAAGCCCCTTGATATCCGTTACAAATTCAACCGAATAGCTTTGACTAAGAACTTCGCGGTTATCTTTTCGGATAATCCTCTTCCCAGCGGAGATATATTGCGGTGATGAAACAAGTTCCATGTCCAATTGGGGAAGTTCTAACGCCAAGTCCAAATTTACATCGCCTTTATACGTACTTATGCCATATGTTTGGTAGTACATGGTCCCGTAATAATCTCCGTAAGTAACTTCCGCACCAAAATAACCTGTAACATCTCCCTCTTTTTGATTAACGACTTTAACCCCAGCAGAATAATTATCTTTATATGACCACGTAAATTCCATAACGTTTCCAATAGCGGAAGAAACAACAGGTAGTAATACTTTGGTTTGGGAAATAAATGTTTCGGAAAACCCAGATACGATAACGCTATTTGCAATATCGGTATAAATAGGTCTCGTCGATGATCCTCCCGTCGAACCCACGTACCTAATATTTGCGCCTTTACTCTGTGAAAAAGTATTTGCCACTGCGATGAGCGCGTCCAAATTTACAAAACAATCTCCTGTCTTTAAACCGCTTAAATTGTCCTTCTGCGTAATTACGAGGTAGTCTTTATATAGTGTTCTTCTCTCCTGTGACATACGTTCCGAAACTTCATAATACCGCTTATAGGAATTTGCGCCGACGTATTCGGAAAGGCGGTTAAAATTCTTAGAAAGTCCGATGTCGAGCAATATTCCGTCTAATACCACGCTTCCTGTTACGGTAGAAATATAATAGTCGTCGTCCCACAACTGACCGATTTCTGGAATATTGTTTGAGTTTCGAACCATAATGGAGACCGTCTTTTCAACGTTCCCTAATCGCTCGGCAACGCCTTTCAAATGCTCGCCGTAATACCGCGTTTCTACCACGTTCGCTGTTTGATTATACATGAGAGTAAACGGCTTTTTGAGCATATCACCCGTGTACGACTTCCCGTGTGACACGCGTCCGCTGTATATCGGCGTATAAACAAGTTCGAAACAGAGCTTAGGATAATTTTTAGAAATGTTATCTTTACCGGGAACAATCAAATCCCAAACACCTATTAGCGTTTTTTGTGTAACCTGCTCTAAAATATTTACAATGGAGTATTTTGTCAGTACCCCGCCGCTTGCCTCTGTGTTTTTGAAGAAGAAACCGCGAACGCTTTTCGAGCCTTGTGAAAAATATAAACCATAGCTCTTTGACCTCGGATACTGCGTATCGTAAGAGGAAAGCTCCGCATCGTAAATCGTCTTTTCAAAGATATAATGGGTAATGTCGTACCGCGCACTCGCTTCTCCCGCAAATCCTTCCGTGTCTACCCATACAAAAGAGGTTATATCCATAATTGGCAGAGACGTAGGAAAATACAGCTCTTCCGAATCTTCAAGACGTGTATATGCCGTTTCCGACCTAAGTGAAAGCGCCCCGCCGCGATAAGGTTCCGCAATCGTACCGCCTTCTTTATCCAACCGATTTACAAAGTTATCGACGTCGCTTTCTATTTTCGTGAATGCAACCCCGCTGTTATAAGAAAATCGCTTCCCTTTGTACGGGTGTTGGTTTAAAGGAATAATATCCGTTCCGTTTTGCTGATAGGTTGCTAACTTCTGCTCGCCGTATCTGTCGAAAATAATCGTTGCGGGGAAATCCCCGTCCGTTTCTCGAGTCCATATCAGGCGCGGCTCGGCATGTATGAACTGCCCGATTTGTTGTAGCGTTTCCCGCAGCGTTTGACGGGTAAACGTAAATTCAGGCGCTGTTTGATTAAACAACGCCCTTTCGTCTTTCCCGTCTGACGTATCCGCAGAATACTTATACGCGAAATGAAATCTCGGCGGTTTCACATAATCTTTTTTGTTGCTATCCCACACGAGAGGTTCTACCAATTCCAATACACGGTTGATTACGTCAAGGATTGTAGGTTTCGGAAGCGGGTATTGGTTTTGGACGACTTGGAAACGGTAAGTATAATTAAAATGCTGTTGATTGTTTGAACTTTGTGCCTCAACATGGAAAACACCCGAATAAACGATTGCGTAACTGCCGCTTATTAAATCGAACGTTTGCCCCGTAAGAATGTTCACGTTTACCGTTTTTCCGTTGTTGTCGGTAAAAGAAATTCCCTTTGTGTCTATGTAATATTTAACGTAATCCGTAGATTTGGGCGCTTGTATTACTTCATCAAAAGGAAGAACGAATAAATGCGAACGCGCCGCAACAGGGCTGTTGTAAGGTTTTTTAACAATTAAAATATCTGTAAGCGCCATTTTTTACTCCTTAAATGTTGAAAATTATATTTTTTTATGATATAGTAGTTGTGAGGTGAACAATGAAAAAATCGATTGTTATTGAAATTCTTTTGCTTTTTGTGCTCGCTGTTTTGATTGCTATTAGTACGAATTTTCTTCAAACAAGTATAACGCATTTCAATCATTACCATTCCGAAAATTATGAGGTTTTTAAGGAATGGGGGATACAACAACTTGTATGGGGAATATTTGCATTATTGGCGTGTATAGCGGATATTGCCGTAATGGTGCTTGTTGCGCTGAAAGACTTCAAACTGTTCATGCCTTTAATCGAAAAGCACAACGCGCGCAAGGCACAGATCGCCGCCGCCCGTGCCGCGAAAGCCGATGCAGACAAGCAAAAGCGAATTGAGGAACTGCAAGCCGAGCTTGACGATCTTCAAGATAAAACTAACTCGAATCCATAATTCACTCTAAGAAAAGCCACGGCGTGACCGTGGCTTTTTTCTTCCGATTAGTTATACCGAAGCAAATAATTTTTTTGCTTCTATTAAATTCTCAGGAATAACTAAATTCGATTTTATTTCGATTACAAAATCGCCGCTAAACTTCTAACTCTCCGCAGGTTCGACGGGCTTGGCGTTGCCGGTGTACACATTCCCACCGGGGTGAGTTACGCAGAGACTGTCACAGATGAAACCTTCAAAGTATTTTGTCGGTTCCACAAGCGCAATAGAATGGTGATACAATCCAGAACCGACAGGCGCCTCATATGATTCGTCGGCTTCGATTATCCAATCGGTTAAATTTCGGGTAAGCCCATTGCTCGCATTTGTAACAATAGCTACCATCACGGTCGTGAGCGGTTCAAATACGGGAACGGGAATGCGTTCCAATATGATAGTCGCACTGTCGAGCGTGGCGTCAAGGACGTTTTCAAAATTGAACGGATAACAGCCTTGATATGCTACTCCGTCAATCGTTATTTCAAGTGTTGGTTTCATGCTTAAAACTCCGTAACATTGGAATATCTTCTTCCCGAAACAGTCGCCCTCATCATGCGCATACGGCGGGAAATATCTTCGAGCTCTTTTTCTTTTTGAATGATATCCTGTTTGAATAAATAGCTCACAACGTTGCTTCCGACATTTAACACGGCGGCAACTGCAGCACCCGCAATCGAGCCGCCAATACCAGCAACACTTCCCATCGTTGCGCCCATAGCAACGGATTTTACGAATCCACCCGCTTTTTGATAGATATATGAGGCGCGTTGTCCGTACTCCTGCGCACCCGTTTGCAAACTTATCGTAGAAAGCTGGTGCGATATGATTTGGTCTGCCGTGTTTACTATTGCCCCGACGCTTATAACACGCTTAACAAGGCTTTGTGCGAGCTTCTCGCCTGCTGTGGAACCTTCTTCGGTTTCCCCTCCAGCGCTTTTCTCGTCGCCCGTAACAGCTTTTACGGGGTTCTCATCGCTCGTATCGTTAACGATTCTGATAACGTATTCTTTCATATTATCCTCCCGTTACATACTCCGTCGCATAAGGTACAAGGGAAACGGTGTATCGTATATTTTCAATGCCCTGTCCTGCCGCGCTACTTTCCCCGAATATCATCGTTTTTGTTACCGTTTTTTTATCGTCGCCCACGCCATAATCCAAAACAACAGTGTGCGGGGTATTTACCTCTTCAATTCCGAGAATGTAGTCTGCAATCGTCCCACCCATAACCGTAATAAACGCGGGCAGTGTTAAATCCACAACAAACCCTGCGCTTTCCGCATAAACGGCAGATTCCCCATTCATATTGTCAGTAAAAAGGTTAGCGACAAGCGATGGACGGCGCGTCAAGCCGATTGCAAGGAAGTATACTTTCTCACCGTCTATGGTGAGTTTCACGTCCATAGCGTTAATAGAGTTTTCCAAATACGCGAAATAAACCGAACAAGAATACGTGAGACTATCGCCGAGCATGCTGTTCTGTTCTCTTGGTCCCGTTGCGGGAAGAGTATACGCAACTACAACGCGATAAATTTTGTCATTTTTATCAGTAGCTGTAAATTGCGGTTCTACGCTTTGGAATGCCGTCGACAAAAGCTCTCGGAAATTTATGATATTGTCAAAGTTTCCGTCTGGCTGATGGTCGTCGTCTATTCTAACGATAAATTTCAATTCGGTAGAAATACTAACAATTTTTTGCTCGCCTGCATATTCCGTTGAAGAACCAGAAACAGTAAACAAGCCGTTTATATATTCCGTAACTTCGTTCCCCTGCCGTACAGCTTTCTGAAAATCTCCCGTGTCGGTAAACACTGCGAATGGAAGCCCCGTATTTGTTAGTATCGGGTTTATATATGCTTCTTTTAATTCTTCAAGAGTCAACACGTTTTAATTCCCCTCCCAGCAAATGATTTAGTAATTCAGCAATTCCGTCTGCCGCCCTATCAAACCAACCCTCATTCGGGTTTTTCCTTCCGTTCCATGTCGGCGCCAACCACGTTTCGTTTGTATAGGGCATATACGGCGCAATCGATTCATCAACATACAAAAGCGTCTCTTTTCTCGATACGAACACAATGCGTACACCGTTATAGGCAAGGTTGCCCGTTCTTTTCGGTGCTCGGTTGCGCAACTCTTGCACGGCTTCTTCGCAAATATGTGCAAAATTAGAATCCGTCATTTACCTAACCCCCAAGGATTGTCGACTTTAATAAGCCGTATCGTAAACTCTCGTTCGGGCGCACGCTTAAAAAGGCGCAAAACCTCTTCCGAACCGCGCGGTTGGTTATCTTCGATAATTTCCACGATTTGAAAAAATCCGCCGTCCTGCGTGGAAATATATCCTTTTACCTTCCACGGAATTGAGGTCCTTGTTTTAAGAGAGTAAGTCGAACGGTCTAACCGCATTTGTCCGAGCGCGGTATCGAATGTTTTCGCGTACGGGTCTAAGCGGGAATACGTGAACGGCATTCTTCCGTCGTCGGGCGACGTCGGTCTGTGTTCATAATAATATCCCGTCATATACTCGTCGTCTTTCGGCGTCAGAAAATCAAGAATGCTCATCTTACACCGCCGTACAAAATGCTTTTCCTGATTTCGGGCAGAGTTTGTTCCAAAACCCGTTTTGCGTTTTCATCGATCGAGAAGTTACGCTTTTGCGGGTCGGTCGATCGGGAAAGATCGCCCACCATGGACATATAAAGTAACTGCTCCCCCATTGCCCGCATGATCATTTTCCGCGCACTCGGCAAGGTTGCGATCCAATAATCCTGCCTCTGATTATTAAGACTGAATTGGTGAATATAGTTGTAGATCATATTCGAGCACTGCACCAAAATTCTTTTTACCGCGATTTGCGCATTCGGTGCATTTCGGTCGTTTGCGTTGTCAAACAAACTCAATCCGAGTTTTTCAAACGCATATTTTTCCGTCAAGACGTATTGACCGAGTTCCTCGTCGAAGATCATAAAATCGTCGTTGTAGGGATAAGATTCCATAATGTCCTCCAAAATTTGCATGAAAAAAACCGCGGTTCCCCGCGGCTTTCCGTAATCTCGTTATTCTTCGTCCTCGTCGTCAAACGGAACTTCAATGCCGAGAATTTCGTAAAATTTATCATAAAAATTATCTCTCGACGGATTCGGATTGGATTCAAGAAAGTCTATCATTTTCTGACAGTTCCCGTCAACGTCTTCCTGATCGACCGTAAGGGCAAGCATAGTGCCAACATATTCATCATCATCCGTTACAATTTTGCGCAACATGTCCCCTAACTTTTGTTCCGTTTCTGTCGGAATATATTTCCCGTTTTCAACTTTTCCCATGCTTACTCCTCATTAAGTATTCGATCTCTTCTTCGTTGTCTTCAATTTGCAAACGGAACGTGCAAACGATTCGCTCCTGCGATTTCTTATAGTGAAAACAGTAAAAATATTTCCCATATAAAATTTGCCCGTCACGCGGTACTTTATCCGCATATTTCGTCCGCACCGCGCTGCACAACTCGGCGTATTCTTTTTTGTCCAAAAGGAACGTGCTTTTCTTCTTTTCGCGCCCCTCATGTCCGTTCATGCGTGCAAGGTATTGCGGATATTTATAGTCCGTGCCGTCAGTAAATTTCCCCGACCGATCGCGCGGATGTTTGCTCTCGTCCCATTCCATTCTATCACCTGATTTCTTTTTTGTCAAGATGGAAAGGGGCTTGATATGCCCAAACCCCTTAGAAAGCAGTTTAATCGCCGTTCGGGAGCGTGATTTTGCCCGAACCGATCACGGTCATGGTGTTGGTCGTCGCGTCGTACGGGTTGGTGATCGTCGTCGCGTTCACGATCGGCACGATACCGCTACCGTAGAGCGCCTCGACGCCCCACTGCCAATCTGGCAGCACGTTGGTCTTGTTCGCCTCAGTGGACTGCTCCACGCGCAGGTAGTTGTCCGCGATACCGCGCGAGGTAGCGATGTCCGATACGACGAACGCCTGCACGCTCGTAAGAAAGGCAAGGTTTGCCGCCGCGTCGTTCTTGACGTTGCCGTTATCGGCGAGCCATTCCGCCGCAAGATCGACAAACACGTAATCGGGTACGGCAATGACGGGAACGCCGTTGATCATACCCATCGTACCTTCGCCGTACTGCATATACGCCTCTTCGGGCGAAAGCGCCCCCTTTGCGATCATGGACTGCGCAAAATTCGAGCCGCCCGCAAGCACGCCTTCGTCCGAAAGCAGATCGAGCGCGAAGTCGTACCGCGCGATAATCGCGCTCGGCGTATACGCCGCGATACCGTTGGCGATATCGCCCTTCGCAAGCACTTTGAGCGCGTCCTTCACCGCCGTGTAATACTTCTTGGTCCCCGTGCCGATTTTGACCATATTCGCGTTTGCCGTCGCAAGACCGCTGCCGTAACGGCAAGCCGCTGCCGCATAGGTTGCGATCGTCGAGGAGTCAATGTACTCCTGAATTTCGCCCGACACGTTGAAGACGGTGGCGTTTGCGAGATCGACGGGCAGGTTACGCGCCGCCGTACGCGGGATATAAAACCGTTCGTCGTATTTATGAAAAAGCGGCATAGCATACTGATCGGTCGCCACCTGCGCGGCGGGTTTGGCGTTCATAAGCCCGTTGTTGCCCGTCGTGCCGGCGTTGGCGGAAAGACCGCCCGACTGCATCGTACGCGGTTTCCCGCCCGCACGCTTGACGCGGTTGATAAGGACGACGCCTTTGTCCGCGCCGTTTTCAACGTAACGCCCCGTTACGCCGAGCCCCACGCGGGTGCGCAGCTTGACGAATACGTTATCCGCAAGCGTTTTCGACATTTCGATGGCGTAATTAACGCCGTCGATAGTGTTCTGATTGGCGGCAACGTTGATCGTTGCAACGCCGTTGGGATTGATAGTAGGCATAATTTTTTACTCCTTATGTTTTAATTTTTTAGCCTTTGTACCGATCGAGATAAGGCGAACGGGGATTCCCCCCTTCCGTTCTTGCTCTCTCGTCCTGCGTAAGTCCGACGCCGAGGTCGGGTTCCTTTTCCCCTTCCCCGTCTTTTTTGAGAAGAGCGACGATTTCGCCGAGCGCGGCGATCATCTTATCCGCCCAGGCGGGCGCCTTTTCTTCTTTCTCCTCGCGTTCCCCGTCGGCTTTCTTTGATCCTTCCGATTCGTCCACGCGGTCCTTTGCGCTTTGAGAATTCTCGTCTCCGTCGCGCTTTTCCTGTTCGCCGACGCTTTCGTCTACGCGATCCTTTTCGGTCTGCGTATCCTTTCCGTTCTCGGCGACGTCCTCTTTTGCCTTTTTTTCCTGCTTTTCGTCTTCGGTCATAGTTGTTTCCTCCTTTTTAATTTTTTTGAACTTGTCCCAAAAACTCATGTTACACCCCTTCACAAAATCCGAACACGGTCGAGATAGAATGCCCGACCGTGTTCTTTGCTGAACTGTTTATACGCTTTGTTCCGCTCGATGGCAATCCTGCGCCATTTGCGGTATTCCGCAACGTTTGCGTCCTTTTGCATAAGCGCCTTTTCCCGCGCCGCGATAACGCTGCGTTCCATGGCACGCTGCTTTTTCGTGATCGCGTACTCGCGCTGTTGCTCGGCTTTGGAAACGGTCGGAATCGCCATGTTGGGCTGATATTCCGAAAGCTTATGTCGGCAGTTGAACCCGAGCAAGCCGTTCTTGTAGGTCCGTCCCGCTTTCGTGGTGTAATAAACGTCGGTGGCGACTTCGAGCGGCACGTAATGCCGTCCGTCCGCCGTCACGCCGTACGTACCGTCGAGCGAGTATACCCGCCCCTGCCAACGTGAGCAGCGGTCGGAGCAGTCGCCGTGCACGCTGCACACGACAAGTCGCACGCCTTTGCTTTTCAGCTCGGCGATCTCGCTCAAATGCCGTTCGTAACGCACCTGCATTTCGGCAAGGTTACGCAAGCTATTCCGCCCCGTAAAATCGTTCGGATCGAGCGCGTTTTCTTCCGCAAGCTCTTCGAGCGAATTCGATACGCGGTCGATATACGTTTTATGAAATTCCTGCAACGGAATCCCGTTGGCGTATTCCCGATAAAACATTTGTTTCACCCCTACCGCCCTTCCGCTTTCCGTAACCGCTCTCATAAGCAGCAAAACGGCAGGAAGCGACCTTGCAGGGATCGCGCCGAGCGAGCTTTTGAAACGCCTGTACGCGCCGTCTGCGAAGCGCATGAGCGATTTACGAGCGTCCTCTAAAAGCGTTGGCGACCGTATCCGGGCAAGCGCCGCATTGATAATTTTTTGAACCCGTTCCCGCACGACGGAAGAAGGCGCGCCCGAAAGCACGCCCTGTTTGATCGCCGTTTTTATATCCGTCTGCGCGTCGACAAGCGCGCTTGCCTGCCCGTTCAGCGGATCGGGGATATATGGATAATTTTTCAAATCACACCTCGGATTTTTTGCATGAAAAAACCGCGGTTCCCCGCGGCTATTCCTTAATGTCTGTTAAATCGAATTTGAGATTTCTACCGCTTTTTGCAGTAACTCGTAATCTTCAAGATCGGGATTGTCTTCACAAAATTTAAGCATTTCTTTTGCTTTTTCATCGGTTTTGCAGCATAAACATATTCCTAACTTAAAACCGGTTTCAAAATCTTTTTCTTTTAGGTATTCCGCCAACTTTTCTTGATTGTCAGTAGGTCTAAACATGTTTACCCTCAAAGCGTGTAATCCAATAATAAATTTCTTCTCTGTCTTTTTCAATGTCGAATCATGTTTCTATTTTATCTGACATATTTCAACAGTTTTATCAAACAATTCGTTAAAATCGATGTCGGGATTTTCTTTCAAAAACCTTATCATTTGTTCGGACTTTTCGTCATTATCGCACATCAAAGCAATCGCCAAACCGTCTTGTTTGTCAATTCCTTTTCGTTTCACATAATCCACGATATACGGCAATAACTCTTTTTCCTTTTCGCCTATATTTCTGCGTCCTTTCATATTATTCTCCGAATAATTTCAAATAGTTTTCTATTTTGTATCCATCTCGCTCGATGTCATAGACATTCAATACCGAAAAATCATCGTCGCCCGTTGTCGAATAAATATAAAAATAATTCGACGTAAAAGCAAAATTCGTCGGTTTTACTTTTCCCCTCTGAGCAATGTTTTTACGCATCACTTCCGCACGGAGAGCGCCGTATTCCTGCGGCGAAAGCTCGGTTCCGTTCTTTTCGCGTCCCTCATGTCCGTTCACTCGTGCAAGATACTGCGGATATTTATAATCCGTCGTGCCGTCGGTAAACTTTCCCGA